ATAGGCCTTTGCCTGCTTCCCAAGGGCTAATTCCTTGGCGCATTTCGCTTGCCCGACCTCACTCTCGGGGGTCTCAGGGTCAAGCACACTGATTCCAACCACACCCAAGGGCGTGCCGGACCAGTGCGGCACGCGAGCACGCAGCGTATCACCGTCTGTGACAGACAAGACGATCGCCACGAGCGCGGCGCCTGCCGTGGTCATGCGTCTTGCTCCTCAATGGCCGTAGGAGCCGATTGCTGCTGCTGGGCCAGAATCTGCATCGCCTTCAGCTCGGCCTCTAGCTGAATTTCCCTGTGCTTGAGCACCATCTCGGCCTCAAAATTCTGGCGCTGCATCTCCTGCTCAGCCAGCATCTTCTCACGCTGAAGTTGGATATCTTGCAGCGCCTTCTGGGCTGACGCTTGAGCCTGTATGACCAGCTTCTGCTGCTCCTGATCAGCCTTAGCCGCTGTGCCCTGAGCCTGGATCTGAAGCTGAGCCTGCGCCTTGGCCTTTTCATTCTCGACCTTCTGCTGCTCGGGGTCAGGTGGCTTATTCTGCTCCTTCTGCGCCTGCCAGGCCGAAAACTCTTCGTCTGTGATCGTCGTGAAGTAGCTGTCTGGGTCGTCCAATCCGGCCGCTTGGACCATCTTGTGCCGCGTCGCCACCCACTTGGACGCCGGCACAACGGGGTTGTCGGCGCCAAGGGCCTGGACGACTTGGTCTTGCTGCAATGCAACACGGCCCAGCATGGCAAGGTCGCGCTCGCGCGAGCCTGTGCCGAGCCCGACCTTCACCTTCACGTCCATCATAGCATTCCAAGGACGAGGGTCGAAGCTTTTCCACTCGTTGTTGAGCCGGATCGTCCGGGGGCGATCTTGGTGGCGCACGGTCAGGCGCAAGAGCGAGGCAAACAGCTCTTTCAGCCCGACCTTGGCCATCGTCCGGACCATCAGCTCAGTGCGGGCATAGTTTGCATCATGCTGGATTTGCTCAGCCGTCGCAGTCTGCGGATCAATGGCCGTTTCGTCCAGCGCGGCAGTTGCTTCGCCAATACCGGTCCGCTTGGTCGTGACCTTCTCAAGGTATTGAAGGCCCGCCAAGGCTTTGTCGCCGATGAATGGGACTTCGAGGTTGCGGATCGAGTCCTTCTCACGGACCCGGACATTCTGGCCAGGTCGCGGCTTAAGCAGCTCAGTCGGTAAAACGATATTCTTCTCGACGACCTCGCGCATCGGTCGATTGACCTGCATAAGGTTATCAATGAACTGCCGGAAGAAGACCGTCGCGATCCTCTGAATGTCCATGGTCGAGTCGGCAAGCGACCGTCCCATCCACCGGTGCGGGACCGGTAACGCCGTGATGTCCGTGAAGGGCATGTCGTCATCTGGCCATTCTTCCCTCTCAAGCAGCTTGCGCCCGCCGACGCCGCCCGCGACGGTGCACTTCAGGCGCTCGGCAATCCCGTCGCCATTGATATCGGCTAGGACGTAGACCTCATAAATCTCGACCTCTTCCATGGCGCCACGGCCATAGGAGAGTTGGCTCACCATGCCGAGGCCGTCGTTGCGCCTGCTTTCTCTGGCGTCCGACCACGACACACCACCGGGGATTTCATCGACCATATCCCGGTCGAATCCCTCCTTGATCAGGTCTGAGCGCGTCTTGACGTAGCGGTGCCAAATGCAGCGGGCTTTCTTCAGGTTGCCGCGGGCCTCAGGACTCACGCCGAAGTCTTCGGGCGGCACATTCTCGACGCAGAGCCGCCCGCCGGTCTCTTGGCGGCGCACGCGCACATCAAACGTGTTGATCGTCATCGGTTGCCCGGTTTCCATGTCCGTGCCGAGATTGATCTCGCGCATTTGGACGCCAAGCAGGTTGACGTTGGGGTCCGTGGCAAGGCTCAGGAATTGGCCCTGGTCCATGCCATACATTTCCTCGACGCAATACTCAGGCGTGAAGTCCCAATAGTGCTTAATAATCCCATTCCGGACCACAAGGGCGTCGTGGACGGCCGTATAGAGGACAAGATACCCGTTAAGCTCGTTTTCCCAGAGGTAGTTAAGGAATTCTGAGGCTTGTTGGGCATTGTCCTCATCTCCAGGGCGGCGGGGCAGGAATCCCACAACATCCGGCGCATCGAAGACGCGCATGATCCCCGGTAGGGTAAGATCGACGGTTTCTTGCACGGTCTTGGCGTTAACCCGCGACCAGCCTTCAACGTGCGGGACATCCTTTTCCATCTGCGAGCGCGTGGCGTCGTAGTAGGCAAGCGCGGTCTGGCGAGAGTCTTCATCCGGATCGTTGTCAAACGAAACCGAGACCGCGATCTCTTCATCAATGAGCGCAAGCAGCTCGTCGTCGTCCATCTCCGGCTCGACGGCCTGCGTAACGGTGAGAGCCCCTGCGGTCATTCAACACCCTCTTCTTCCCAAGGACGACGGGCCGGCTCCCAAGTGGAAACCGGCTCACGGACATCCGTCCATTTGCCACCCTTCTTGGGTTTTTTATGCCATGGATATGTAAAATATGCACCGTGGAAGCTGTCGGGCCGATCAATCGCGGCCATTACGACGGGGAATTCCGGCAACGGGACCGTGATAATGCCAGAGATCGCGGCCTGGTCGGGCGGATCCGTCGTGGCCAAAGCCGCATTCGCGGGCTGGGAAACGGTAAGGCTTGCGGCATCCGGGCGATCTGTGGTGGACAGCGCCACCGTCACGCCGGCACTTGCCGTGAAGGCGCCGGTGTCCGGCCGATCCGTCGTAGACAGGGCCGCCACGACCCCCAAGGACGCAGTGAACGCGGCAACGTCAGGAAGATCAGTTGTGGCCAACGCCGCCGAGCCGGCAGAAAGGACATCCCCCGTAACCGCTGCGGCGTCCGGCCGGTCCGTCGTCGCGAGGGATGCCTGATTGGCGGCCGTGGCAGCAAGGGCCGCTGCATCCGGCCGATCGGTTACGTCTAGGACACCTTGGACCCCAAGCAGCGCAATGATGAGCGCGCTGTCCGGACGGTCCGTCGTCGCAAGGGCCGCTTGGCTCCCGAGCGTAGCAGAAATGGACGCAACGTCGGGCCGATCGGCAATGGTACCGGCTGAGCTATGCTGAATATAAACCGGGTAGATCGCCTTTAGGGTCCCGGCGGAATCGAGCAATCGGACAGTGACTACGCCAATAGTGCTTTGCGGCGCTTCTTTGTCTGCAACTGTACCGAGAAAGGAGCCCGAATCGGGCAGGTCCTCCGCGGTCGAGGGTTGGACGGTGTGAAGATTAACCCCATAGGTCGCCTGCAGGACTCCGGCAGAATCGACCAATCGGACGGTGATGGCCGGCGATCCAGGCGTGACGGTCGAAGCAACAAGAGTTGCGGCATCGGGCCGATCCGTTGTGGCTAGGGCCGCTGTAGCGGCGACCAAAACCGTGACCGCGCCCGCCGCAGCATCGGGCCGATCTGTGGTCGCCAGAGCCGCCTGATTGGCGATCGTGGAAGCCACAGACGAAGCGTCTGGCCTGTCCGTTGTTGCTAGCGACGCTGTATTGCCCGGAAGCAAACTGAGAGCCGCAACATCCGGCCGATCTGTTGTCGCTAGCGCGCCCTGGACAGCCAGAAGCGCGTTGATGGCCACGGCGTCGGGCCGGTCCGTTGTGGCCAACGCCGCCAGGTTGGCAACAGTGGCAGCGAGAGATGCAGCGTCAGGCCGATCTGTTGTTGCTAGAGATGCTTGGACAGCGAGAAGCGCGCTGATAGATGCGGCATCCGGCCGATCTGTTGTGGCCAAAGCACCCTGCACAGCCAGGAGGGCATTGATGGCCGTAGCATCGGGCCGATCTGTTGTGGCCAACGATCCGCTAGGGGCACTGCTGAGAAGACTGTCGTAGTTGTCCGCCGTCGCGTCCGGCGCAAGCCCCATTTCCCAGACATGCAGGCCATTGCCCGTCGTGCCCGCATAGCTCAGGACGATGTTATTCGACGGTCCCGTGGCTGAGTCTAAGTAGTAGGTTGGGACGATCGACCCGACAGTCGTGTCAAAAACCAGAGAGCAATAGTACCAACCGTTGGCGAGCGCCTGTATGGACGTGCTAACAACGACAAAGCCTGAGCCGTATGTGCCAGTATTCGTGCCGCCAACAACCGTCCCGGACCCGGACAGATTGAATGTCGCGAAGACGCCACCACTGAATGACGTAGACTCGTCTACCTCAAAGCAGATTCGGCTTCGCTCAGCCGCCTTGATAAAGGTCCAATTGCGCCAGCGCGTTGTGCCGCCAACCGAAACGGCGCTCGCCAAGCCAAGGCCGTGGACGGCAGATGCGGTCGTTTCCTGTAGCTTATCGGCCGTCGTCGTCCCGTCAGGCGCCGCAATCGCGTTGGCGCTAACGGTGATGTTTGTTTTGGTCCAGGATGCGTTATCGGCTGCTTGTGGCGCCGTTACGTTATTCGCCATGTTGGCGAATCACCGGGGTCAGGGCGTTAGGTGCCCGTCGAATTGTGCGTGATCGTGCCCGACGTGACGGTCACAGTCTGGCCAGATGTCACTGTGGTTGTATTGACGATAATGTCAGAGGCCGACGTGCCGACCGTCAGGTTGCCGACGATTACCGTCCCGGCGTTGTTGCGGATTTCGCCCTTAGCTGCCGTGCCGGAAGCCGAAGCCGTAGCCGACAGGGGGACGCCCGCAAGCGTCAAAACATCGCCCGAAACCGTGCTCGCGGGATTGGGAAGCGTAATCGTGGCCAGGACGCCCGTCGCCCCGGATAAAGCCGACGTGCCGATGACCAGAGTGCCCGCCGAGCCGGCGCCAGTCGCCGCAGCCAACACCTTTGAGTCAATGAGCGCCTTGACAACATCCATGCGGCCCGTGCGGGTCGCAGTCGAGTAAATTAGTCCCATTACGCCACTCCCCAAGCCGGTGCGTCCGACCAAGACGCATCAGACGCCTCAGCTTCGGCATAGCGTAAACTCATAACGGCATAACGAGTTGCGGACAATAGATCGTCCCTTTCCGGGACAATGACCCCATCCTTGCGGTGATAAAGCCTAAACTCTTCAAACCATTCCGACAAATGCCGCGCGACTTTAAGGCGGCCCGTCTGCATACGAGCCAGCATGGCCATAACGCCAGCCTCTAGGCCATAGGTCCCATCATCGAAGCGGGCGAAGTCCGTGAGCAGGCTCAGCTTCTGCTCCCGATATTGCTCGGCAAGCTGCCTTCCTGATCCTTTGTCGTGGGCTAGACCGTCATGCGGCCACGCCCACGGAATGTTGCCCCACGGCCGCAAGGATGCGGCGTGGATCAGCGGAGTTGCCTCCCTGCATCTGTAGGTTGCCAGGACATAGACACAGTCCGCATCTCGATCGTGGGCAACCTTGACCGCTGCGAAAGGGTGGTCCCATCCAAAATCCAGACCTCCGATGAGAGACCATCCCCGGCCCACCGCAGGAGGGTCGACACTGATGGCTTCTTCGGTAATCGGAAACACCCTTCCAGAGCCGAGGCTTGGTATGCCCCTCGTGCGGGCTTCAAGCTCATGGGCAGGATATCCTTCGATGATGGCACGACGCTTGGCCTCGCTATAGTGCAGCGCGTCATCAAGCGTCATGCGGACGACGGCCTTGCTCAC